GGGAGTCGACCCTCACGGGTCGACCACCACTCTTTCGAGGGTGGCGCTTCCTCTCCTGGTAGTCCCCCTGTGAACTTAGGAGGCAGCAATACTAGGATCGTGTGATCTTGTTACCCGAAAGGCTACAAGACCATGGTCCGAGTATTGCTTGCAAGTTCCCAGATCTTAATCATGAATACAAAACTGATAAAACACATCGTCAGATGGGTGTTATCGGTTTGGTACCCTGGTCAGGATCCAGAACCATGCATTGCTTTTATTAACAAGGTTGACATGTGGATTAAAACACGTGGTCCCAAATGGACAATCCAGAGATTGAAAGATCTCCGGAGAGTCATATGGGGGCACGTGGGTTCATCCCCGTGTCGTATTCCGTATCTTGGCATGGCCGGAGATATCCCCAAGGTCTTTAGACCCTGAAGAGATCTCTTGCTATCCCGGGACATACCAACTATTAAGCTTGTTAACACTTTAATAAATGTCAGCAAGGTTATTAGGTGGTGAGCCCCGAGTGATTACACTTCCATCACCGCCCCATCCACAACCACTCCCGAAGAAATTCGGAAAGTGACTGAGGGTGTGATGATGATGGGATGTTTAATCCGTCAAGAATGGGATTACAGCTGTCAATCGTTTCACTTCTCGGCTTCCATGGGCCCAGGCGGTCCTGCTCTCCTTTCCGGAATTATAGAAGGACTTATCCTACCCGAAACCCTTATTAAATCTATAAGGACTCTGGGTGGGGACTTCCTACCTACAAAACTGGAGACGAACAACAGGATCGCACTTCCCATCAAAACCGAGCTGATGGCAAAGTTCAAATTGCGTGACAACACAATTCGAAGAATTGCACACCGGCTCGATTTTGAAGGAAAGAGAAGACCTATTGGTATATTGGACTACTGATCGCAGGCCAGTCTCCGGCCCTTGCACGATGCACTGTTTAAGGTGCTCGCACAAATGCCTGGGGATATGACCTTCGACCAGGGTTCAATAGCCAAAAAGGCTCTTCAATCCAAAGGACCATACTACTGCTACGACTTACAAAGTGCAACAGACAGGTTCCCTCTTTCTTTACAGATCGAGGTTCTCTCTCTGTTCATTGGTAAGGAGAAAGCAGCAGCTGTGGGGGATATAATGTCAGGATACGAATTTCTAACACCGGAAGGATCAAAGGTAAAGTTTACCGTTGGTCAACCGTTGGGAGGATACGCATCGTGAGCACTATTCTCATTATGTCATCACTTACTAGTCCAGTGATCGGCAAGGCAAGTAGGTTATACTTGATTTACTGATTACTGGCTGCTAGGTGACGATATAGTGATCCGTGAAAGCAAAGTCGCTAGTCAATACCTAAGTAATCTCAAGTCCCTTGGGGTTGAAGTAT